TTAAATACATGAGGGATCCACCTTATTCTCCACTGCTTTTTTTGCTGCTTCTTGTTCTGCAGCCTTTTTAGACCGGCCACGTCCTTGACCGATGATTTTCCCATTGACAGACACTTGCACTTCAAACTCCTTGGCATGAGCCGGTCCTGATTCACTGGTCACCTCATAGGTAATCAAGACATCCCCATGGATTTGAAGGATTTCTTGCAAGCGCGTCTTATAGTCAATCACTTGCTCAAATTGGCCTGCCTCGACTTTAGGAATCATGACTTGCTGAATGAAGTTCCGCACCATCTCCACTCCCTTATCCAAGAGTAAAGCGCCTAAAAAAGCTTCAAACAAATCTCCTAAGATGGTATCTCGGTTACGTCCACCAGATTTTTCCTCTCCCTTGCCAAGTTTGATAAATTGATCGAAACCACAATCACGGGAAAAACCTGCCAGGCTTTCCTCACGAACAATCATGGAACGCATTTTTGACAAATCTCCCTCTGGTTTACTTGGGTAGAGGGCAAATAAATATTCGGAAATCACTAACTGGAGAACAGCGTCTCCTAAAAATTCCAAACGTTCATTATGTGAAATTTTTAAGAGGCGATGCTCATTCGCATATGAGGTATGTGTAAAAGCTGTTTCCAACAATTCTGTATCGTCAAAAGTCAGCCGAAATTTCTCAGCAAGAAGGTTATATAAGGCTTGCATCACGTTACTACTTTCTTTCTTCATTTATGCATCTGGATTGAATCCTGTGACCTATCCCGTCCAAAAGATACACCCCTCTATTATACCAAAAACATTTTATGCTTACCATTAAATACCGATAGCTTGCTATCAGTTGTAAAAACAATGTTTTTAAGAAATTATAGTTCCTATCAATTTCTATCAATTTAAAAAAGACGTATTCAATTTCGTATTCATTGCCCGCATAATTGAGAGAACGAGCCCGAGGGCTTTTTTATTTCCGTTACAATAGACAATTTGGAAATTTGCCGTTATAACAGAAAAAAGGCCGTATATACGACCTTACTTTATAACTCCGCCCTCGTTGATCCACTTTTGGACCTTGATCGCGGTATCGATTGATAAGTCTCCAAAACGCTTTTTTCCATTTCGCAATCGTGAGATGGAAGCGCCAGAAATACCCGTTTCTTTTTGTATCAGATATCCAGAGACGGCCTTGTCCATCAAGACCGTCTCGACTTGTTTTGTATCAATAATCATTAGTTGCCTTTCTACGCTACATTTGTTGTTTTAGTTTCTTTTACTTTTTCGATAACTAGAATTGTTAGAGCTAATTCGTTGAAGTCCTTTTCATCAAAGCCGATAACATCGCCATATACTCTGATAGCTGTCAATAATGTGTTGTACAATTCATACATATCGTCCGATGATAACTTTTCACGGTCTAAAATTTCACCTAATTTCAATGAGCGCTCTCTACGATTTTTTACTTGTAAAATTTCTTTTGATAGTGAGATCAATTCTTGTGTAGTCAATTCTTTTTTCATTTTTGTTTTCCTCTTTCCTTATCTTGATTATAGTATATCATTATAATTGCCGTTCGTCAAGTATTTTTATAAAAATAATTAAAGATTTTCAATTCTGGAACTAGTTTCAGACAACAAAAAAAGCCCCTCCAAAATGGAGGGGTTGATTTATGAATTTAGAAAGTATTTCCTTTCTTTTTTAATTAAGAAAATGACCCGAAGTCTGTAATCCGTTGACCATTATATGATTGACCGACTGCCACATAACGACGATTCCCAGATGCTCCAATGTACGTAATCCAGATATATCCATCATTATCTAACCAGCCGTCGTAATTGATTTCCATTCCAGCAGTATAGACTGCCACAATTTCACCAGCAAGCCCTGCAGAAGCCCGCACATTAAGCGCTGGAACTTCGACTGTGAATGTACCTTCCTCTGGGTTGAATCCGTTAGAATCAACTGTGAGAGGCTCAGATGGCGTGATAGGTGTTACTTCTGCTGGCTGATCATCTACAGGGAAATAGAACCAACCTACAATTCCATCAAAATTGCGAGTGTTGTAGCGTGCTGGACCTCCAACGTACAAGCTATCAGCGTTACCATCAATATTCTGCTCGATGGTTCGCATGGTATATCCGTCTGAGTCCTCGATGACTAGCCCAGTGTGGCCGTATGAATGACCTGCGATATAAGTTGTATCTTGAACGAATGCCGCACCAGCACGAGGAGCAGATGACACATCACCTACCACATTGTAGACAACCTCATAGCCAGCATCTCTAGCAGAGTTGAGCAAGTCGATTGCATTGCCCCATAAAGATTTACCAAAAAAAGTAATGGATAAATCATTTACTTCATCTACGCATTGTGTTCCGTAACATCCGTCAGCGTCAGCACCTACTCCAGCATCAGCATTTGCTTTCACATGATTGATTAAGTCAATAGTTCTTACCATATTGTTTCTCCTTTAATTCAAAAGCGACTACCCAGAAATAGATAGTCGCTAGCAAAAATATACTAATCTTCGTGAGGTTCTTCATAACCAAGCGCACGAGTTGAGTCGCCCAATCCTACTGTTGTAGGGTCATTGACGATTCCAATCAAGACAAGGAATGCGAAGAGCACATTGATAAATACCAAGATTTTATCAATGGTTTCACCAAATTCTAGCTTGATGCCAAAGATGTTTGCAAAGGCTTGAAATAGCAATGCAAGAGCTGGCACTACTGCCAACCAAAAATTTTTATTTTTTAAACGTACAGACCAATTAATTTTATTCATTTTACTTCCTCACTTCTAAATTTACATATTTGTTGTAAAGGGCATCAATGTAGCCATTGCCACCCAAATTTTTATAGCTTTTATGCATTTTGTGAATGATATCTGACTCATGCACTGTTGTGTATCCATGGTCAATAGCTGTTGAGATGTCGCGCTCTAGCCTCAAATACATCGTGACCAGATGTGCTTCATCGTGTACTACCAACTTCTCATTCACTTCATTGATTTTCTTGTTGTTATCCTTGCCCACGGCTTGGACGGTCTCAACTGCTTGCTGGATTGTCCCTAGCTCGTCTTTCAACTCGTTAAACTGTTCTTTGTTTAGATTAGCAGACTTGCTTGCCTTCATTCCAAACCAGCCTGTCGCTACCACTCCAATAGTCGGGGCAAGGTGTGCGATCAAATCTGAAAAGGTCACTCAATCACCAACCTTTCCGCTAGACACCAGGTTGCACCACTGGCTGAGTTTCAAGGTCGCCGCCAGAAGGTTTTGCTTTATTTTCTTCTTTTGGTACCTCCCAATTATAGATTGCAAGTTTTCCATTTTGAAGAAGTGGACCTTTCAGATCTTTGATGGATTCCCCGTTATAGGTAAAGTCATAGTTGACTTGTACAAGCACCCGTTTACCTTCACTAAACTGTTCAGTGTGGTCAGGATCTACGAGGGTGAAGATGTCATGCTTTTTGTAGGTCTTTCCTACTTGAGCGGTTTCCACAAGCTCAAGCGCCCGTTTGAAGAGAGTTGGATCAAGTGGGTTGTCTTGGTTGGTCACAGCTACGAGCACCGACCAGTCCGCAAGAGCTTTGTTGTTTTGGATTTGAGCATCTTTCTTCTCATTCTCAAGAGTAAGCTCCTGGATCTTCTGAATAGCCACCTTGTTAGCCTCAACAGACTTATCAAGCTCTTTCTTCAGTGCCACAATAGCACCAGATGGATCCAATTCCATCCGGACGATGTTCAGCACCGCTTCAACCAGCGTAGCATCGTTTTCAGCCATTCGATTATTTGGCAAAGTCTCTTCGAAGACACGATATGGAGAATCTTGCTTGATTGCTACTTTGGTCGTATTTGTCACTGCGTCAAATAATTTAAAATGTAATTTGTAATCCATTAGTTAGCCACCTCATTTTTATTTTTGATTTCGTTAAATAGATCCATCAAATCTTCATCCGATTTGAGAACAGAGATTAATTCATTGTATTGCTCTTGAGCCTCTTCGAAATATGCCTTGTAATTTGCACTTTCAATAGTTTTATTGGCTAGTTGTACAGCCAATTCATTGATAATTTTGTCTTGTGTGTTCATATTCATATCTGCCTTTCTAGTTTTTGGGCCTATTTTAGACCAATTGTTGTCCAGCTGTAACTTACGCTTGACTCTTTGACATCGTGTAGTTGTTGAATATTACGGTAAATGTCGTTTAATACATCTTTCAATTTGTAATTACCATAATTTAATAAATAAATATCTTTTACAAAAAGACTTTCAAGTGTGCCCAAGCTTTTGGTCTCTGTATTTAAAGACACTCCTCCACCTTGCGAGCTCGGAAGAAAGTCCATTGTTCTTCCGTAAAATGTTATGGCGGTTTGAATATTACTATCCTTTCTACCGTTCCAGATCTGGATGCCGGCAGATGTGTGTTCCATGCCGATAATGCCATTACGATTACTCATAAGTGACGTGTATGCACCTGGGACACCGCTTATTTCTCCTGTGCCAAAGACCAGATATTGCAACGGTCTGCCAGGAAATTGGTTTCTGATACCAACTCCTTCCTGGTTTGTGTTGATCCATCCATCTTGCAAATTGATAACCGTACCGCCATTCAGCGAGGTGATCCGGCCGCCTCGGACATGCTCACCAGTGATATCAATAGACTGGATTTGAGTGATCGAGGCTCTTTGAGTAAATAGCTCTTTGATAAATGCTTGGTTGGTTACAAGCTTATTAATCATGGCTGAGTCAACAAGCAATTTATCAGCAGTGACCGCATTTGAAGCGAGAATTTGAGTTGTAACAGAACCAGATTCGAAATTCCCTGTCTTTAATTTATCGACCATCGCAGACTTGATAACCGCATTGTCTATCAGTGTCTGACCGGTAATATGAGTTAGACGGCCATCGATTCGATTGTTACCGTCTGCAGCAATATTGATCCCGTTGATGATGTCCCCGGCACTGTTGAGATTTTTGATAGCATACGAACCTGCAAGCTGGCTTACTTGTGTCTGTGTAACAATATCCTGTGTAGATGTATTGTCCGTGAACTTTTTAGGCGGTCTATCTCCACGGATAAGGGAAACCTTCCCGATAGCAACAGTACCATTTTTCATCAACCAAAATTCAAGAGGAAAGTCTCTTAAATTTGTTGTCGTCTTGTTGACTGTCATAGTACCTGTGATAATTTGTCTGCCGGTTTGTGTAAAAGTAACTCGGTCAGAAGCAATCACGCTGTTTTCATTCCATAATTCGATCCCCAAAGACTTATCTGGTAATACATCTACCCACGCTTCCATGCGATAACTGATTTTTTCGTCTCTGGTAAAGGTCGATGTATTAAGTGGCAATGCAAAGCCACGGTAAACATTGTTGGTATTCCCCGAATTGGTAATTCTCAACAGTTTTGTTGAGGCCTGCACTTCTACAATATTAGCTTCGGGTTGTTTTTTCTTCCACTTGCTGACATTGGTAGGGTCATAGACTAAGTTAAAATCATCCAAAAAATTAGATACACGGGTGACTAGACCATCCGCAGTCTGAATCACTTGAGAAATAGATTCGTTTTGTTTCTGAATCGTCTGCGTGTGACTCTTAACTGTGTCGACTACATCGTTAAATTCAACCACACTCACAATTTCTGAATTAGAAATATCATAGTCTGTAGCACGATCACCTTTTTCCAATTTCATCCCACAGATTTCAATGCTACCGTTGCCATTCTGGCCAAATTGGATTGAGTTAGAGACCGCATCTGCCATGAATGTGAATTGATATCTAACCCAATCTCTATTTGAGATATTCTTGACGAGTATGCGATTTCTGTCGTTCGATGTATATGAACGCATGAGGAAATTGACGTTGTTTTGACTGCTGTTAGAATAAACCCTAGCCCAGCAAGAAATCGTGTATTTCTGACCAATTTCCAAATTAACGAATTGTCCGAAGTCTTTGTTTCCACCATTCGTGTTTCCGACAATCCGAATACCTTTCTTAATAGCGGTATGAGGTGCATCAGTAAGCGATACTACTTCTGTCCTACCATTACCACCTGAAATATTCGGTCTCCAAGTGCCTTCTAACCCATTTCCTTCTGGAATAACTGAAGAATTCTGAAGAAGGTTATCATTTCGAATAACGTCTCTTAACTTATTTTCAACACGGGAAATAGTCTGTTGGAATCCGTCAACTGATTTTTTGACGATATTTTGGACCTGAACAGCATTTTGGAACCCTTTTCCGTCAATCAAGCTATCTACTTCTGTCCGTGATAACTTCTCAGTTATCTGATCAGCCTGCAGCTCGATTTGACTTTCAGTAAGCCTTAGTCTCTCAGTGATAGGATCGAGTTCTTGCTTAGTCGCAAGTAAATCAATCTTATCGTTTAGATTTCTGACAGTTATAAAATTGTGATCTGCCAAATCTTTAACACTCAGTGCATACTTAATAGCATTATCACCATTTTTCAATGCTTCTGCAGCTACTCTGTTTGCGTCATTAGCAAGATCATTAATAGCTTGTATTCTCTCCTTCTGAGAGCCAAGCTGTGTATTAAATGACCTATCAAAATCTGCAAATTTGCTATTGACAGAATCGGTCACTTCTTTCTTGAGAACCTCAGATCGTTCCTTAGCTTGTTCGAGACCGTCAGTGATTTCTTGTTCAAGCGCAGTGGCTTTCTTCAAGTATTCAGCGTTAGCATTATCAACTAACTTCTGCACTTTATTCTCATAGTCTTTATCACGAACTGTCAGTTGCTCATTGACTTTGCTTTCTACGAGACTTCCAAGAGCACTGCTAAATGACTGGCTAACCTTCCCGAATCCGATGCTGACAAGCTTCTTCCTCATAGGTGCGAAGCGGTATTTAGTAATCTTCTTACGTAGATCCACATTGTATCGCTCATGGAAGACACTGACAGTATCAAAGAGACTCACAGGTTGATCAGATTGCCCAATTACATCAATTTCCAGACTCTCTTCGACCATATCGCAGAGCGTTTCACGGAAGTAGCGTTTCCCGTACTCTTCCAGTGTTCTCTGGTCGACCACATCCTGGTCTTGCACTTCCATGTCTGCTTCGTAGATATTCTTGTATTTGCCAATCAGCGGACTGTCGATTGTCGCAGTGAAGACTTGGTCCTTTTTGTGCTCATCGTGACTTTCGATGACACGACGGAAATGAATCCTTGTCTTCAATTCCTTAGTAGAAGCAGACTCTTGGTAGGACTTCATATTTTTCTTGTATGCGAAGAGTGATTCATTCTCCGACCCTGCTCTCTCAAGCAGCCGGATACTGTACTTGTCACGCACAAGATCTCCGCCCCATTGTCCAACGATAGAGTGCTTGTCCTTTACCAAGGCTTCCATCACCGACACATTTTTGAGGTTGATGGTATGCTTGGAGTTGATGTCCGAAAAGAATGTGAACGGACTCGGTCTCTTAAAGGATGACACCAGAGCATTCATCACAGTAAAGCCATTCACCCTATCAACGCTGATAGTATTGATAGAATAGCCATTCAGCAAAGTGGCAACCTGGTTGGCATATACTGTAACATAGCCATGTTGCTTTTCGACTTCAAAGATAGAGAAATACTGCTCGCCGTGCAAGTCATCCGCAACCAATAAGACTTCATTTTTCAACTCTGTCCACTTGCTGTCAGTTGTTGGGAATTTAAAGGTGAGCTGATAGGTGCTATTCGCTTCTTGGATGATTTCGTCATCAAAAGCAGCATTTAGAGGAAAATTATTTTCCAATAGATAGATCATACCTTATACCTCCAGTTCCCTTGAATTCTCACCTTCGTGATATTACCGCTAAACACCACCCCAGAAATACCAGTAGGAATTTCGAAGAATCCACCTCGGGTCCGAAGAGTATTCTTTAAGTTCCCATTCTTGTCATAGACATTCTGACGTTTATGGCGACAATCGATAGTAGCTTTGGTATCCAGTTTGAGTTGCATGATTTGTTTGCCAATCGTAAGCGTCACATCCCCACTTCCCTCGACTGTGATGACCGGTTCAGAATAGACCGTGCCAGGGTTCGTCACAGTGCCATTACTTGTCAACACGACTTCCGTATTGTTTTTCTGATAGCGGAAAGGATGCATCTTGAGCTTGATTTCTAGTGACCAAGCATGGATGCCGTTTTGTCTAAAACTTGAGCCAGCATAGTCAGCATAAAAAATAGAGCCTGGTCGATGCCCAAACTCTACTACATTATTCTGCTGGTTGAATTGCTCAAGGATTTTCTGGACCTCCTCTTCCTTTACCACGTACAAGCTGACAGTCTTATCATAGCCATCATAGGCACCATCGTAGATTAGATAATCACCGTTGGCCCCATAAATCGTATTATTGTCAAAACGTGGCTGAGCCATTTGCTCTTCACCGTAATCGGTGACATAGCAGTTTGGGATTGATCCAGTGTCAAACCCATTAATAATCATGTTAAACATTAGATTCCCTCCCTTGCCATGATTTTAGAATAGCGTTGGTAGCTATTTTGTGCTAAAACATTGCCATCTAGATAGGTTTCTGATGGTTTTTCAAGGATAGCAGTCAATAACTTTTCTAAACTTGTTCTCAGAAAAGCAATCTCAGCAACGACATTTTGACCGTCGTACTCATTGCCACCTTTATTATCAACTAGCACGATTTCCCGATTAGCTTTTTCCATCTCTTTCAGAAATTTCGCATCCTCTGGAATACCGATACCGGACGCATACTTAGGAATTCCGAGTTTTTGCATCAAACGTCTGGTCTTATCCGCACGCAAGACCTTGGATCCACGAGGCAGTGGCATGATGACATCTCGACCTTCCGGGATGAAGCTCCGTCCATCTGGTAACGTGACCATCTCACGATAGACCGCATTGCGCTGGTCGTTGACCATAGCAAGTCCACCTGGGTGATAGTCTGTACCATCCTTGTGCCCGAATAGTCTTCCAACGGTGTTCACGACACGGTTGACTACTTCTGTAGCTGTGATGGTAGTATGCCAGCTAGTTGGTACAGATTGGATTGCCCCACTCGCAGAGTTCGCAGCATTAATAGCACTACTAGCATCACCAGTCATGTACTTCGTAGGGCTGTATAGGGAGTTCCATTCATTCTGCTTGTTAATGGCAGATTGCCCCGCATTTACTGCACTACCAGCATCACCGGTTTGTAGTTTGGTAGGGGATGGAGTTGCATTCCATTCATTCTGCTTGTTGATAGCGGATTGCCCTGCGTTTACGGCATTGCTTGCGTCTGCAGTGATTGGCTTCGTAGGTACTTGATAGTTGTTGACTGCTCCATAAGCCTCGATGGCTTGATTCTTGCCGGCTTCAGCACCACTTGCATCTGCATTGATGTTGGTGTTTGTCTCCTTCGGAATGTTCAGGATGTCGTTCATTACCTGAGAAATGACTTTGCTCGAATTGTCCGTAGCATCAATTGGAATGTTAGGATTCATACCGACAAGCAGGTTAAGGGCTTGCTGGATTTTAGTAACCTCACCAGTTGCTAAATCTTTAGCAATAAGCTCTTTCTGCTCCGGACTCAACTGATTCCATTTCTGTAAGGTAGAGATTGCGAGGTTTCCAGAATTAAGGAATGCTTCATTCTTCATCAACAGCTCTTTTACTTCTGCTGGAAGGGCGTTCCATTGAGCGAGTGCCTCCTTGTTTTCAAGGATTGCTTGCATACCTTTGTGGCCGTCTAAAACGAGTTCTTTCTGTTCGAGAGTTAGCTCATTCCATTTACCAGTCTCGACCAAGGTCTCACCAATCAACATCTTAGCGTTGGTCTCAAGGTTGGCGTTTTTCAAGATGAATTCAATCGAATTCCAACCATTTTCAGCTTCTAGCACCTTGGAAATTTCTTCCTTGGCGTTTGTCTTGACTTCACCCTTTTTATCATCAAACACGAGTGAGTTCCATACTGTGTTAGCTTCAGCAGTTTCTTTACTCATGTTAGTCATGGATTTCGCAACAATGCCAGATGAGGTTGTGACAGTATCAGCAGCAGAACGCATATATTCTTCAAACTGCTTCACGTCAAGCCCAAGAGCTCCCATCCGTGATTTAACACCTTGAAGCGCCTCTTTGCTCCAACGACCATTGTAGTTATCAAGGAAGCTCTTCTCCAACTCCATATACTTTTGTTGGTAGGCTTCTTTACGTGCTAGATGCTCTGCTTCCAGCTCATCTAACTTCTGATTGCGCTCTTTGATAGCTTCGACACTAGTCGCATCTTTGTATGCCTCTTTGATAGCTTGCTTACGCTTCTCGTAGACCTTTTCTTCTTCCTTGACCCAGTCTGTGACCACTTTCAACGCATCTTTCCGTTGCGTTTCGTTCATGGATTTGACATCGCCATTCATGGCTTGCATGATCGCATGTTTCTTATCTTTGGAAACATTCAGCAAATCCAATTCCTGGCTAATCATTTGGTTTTGGATGTTTGAGACAATGGCTTTTTCTTCAATAGTCAGGTCTCTGTGCTGGTCCTTGGCGTTTTGATAGATGCGGCCGACCTCTTCAGTCATGTTCCGGACATTCACCTTTGTCTGATCCAATTGAGCAGCTTGCTCTTTTTGGACAGATTCAGACATACCGACTTCTTTAGCGAGAGCTTCCAGCTTCTCTTTCTTTTCGTCGATCAGCTTGTCAATCTCACTATTGAGCTTTTCAAACGAGGCCTTGACATTATCAACACTTCCAGCGGTTGCCCCAAAGTCCACGATTGCCTTATTGACTTCGTCCACCTTGAATTTAAAACCGCTCAGTTGTTCGTCTTGGACCTTGCTGACGGATGTTCCCCAACGCTGTGTCCGATTCTCTGCCTCTGCCATCTGCTCAGCGATATAAGTCAAGCCGACTAGCGCTACACCACCCGCAAGGACTCCCCAAGTGACAGGGTTACCAAGCGAGGCTACAGCAGTAGATAGCAAACTTGTACTTGTGCTTGCCTCAGCAGTTGCGGTTCCTACTTGGCCGATACTTGCGGACAGGGCTTTAAAACCACCAGCCACAGAGCCAGCATCTTTAAATGTTTTGATAGCACCAGATACTTTGCCAATGCCACTAACAAGACTTCCGAAGCCTTTGGTCAAGCCACCGATAATCCCGAGACCACCACCAAGCAATTTCAGAGCGGGTCCAGCGGCCGCTCCCATCAAGCCCCATTTAATGATATTCTGTTGTTGTTCAGATGACATCTTGCTAAATTTCTCAGCCATCTCAGACAGAGTTTTCAACCAAGGTTTAGCAGCATCCAGCCCGCTGTTCAATGCCTTCAGCAATGGACCACCAAATTCAATAGCAATATCTGTAATCTTGTTTTTAAAGATTTTCAACTGTGATTCAGTTGTTTCATATCGCTTGCGAGCTTCTTCAGTCAGCGCACTGTTTTTTTCCCATGCACTGTTTGAGCGATTCACCGCATCTGTCATTGTGTCAGATGCTGATGCAAGAGATTTCAGCATATTTCCTTGTCGGATACCTGTCATTCCAAGTTCGTCAAGGATGCCGTCCATGTTCTTGCCTTCGTCAGTGGCTTTTTGCAACCCTTTGATAAAGGATTGCAAGGCTTGCGCTGGCTTCTCTTTCCAAGCCTTAGTAAACTGCTCTGAGGTCATCCCAGCAGTTTGGGCAATGAGTTGTAATTTTTCTGTAGCGCCTTTACCAACACCAGACACCGCCTTACCGATACTAGTAAGGGTCTGTGTCATGGCGGTACCGCCAGCCTCAGCTTCGATACCGACACTACTCATCGCAGTCGCAAGACCGAGGATTTCAGGAGTGGTCAAGCCAGCAAGTTTTCCTCCGGCGGCCAAACGATTGGTCATTTCAACGATATCACGCTCGGTCGTCGCAAAGTGGTTCCCCAAATCAACGACCGCAGACCCAAAGTGACTGGACCATTCACCCAGGTCATTCTTGGAGACCTTCATGATATTCCCGATTTTAGCAATCGAGGATGCAGCCTCTTCTGCACTCAAGTTGGTTGAAACGCCAAGGTTCACCATTGTTTTAGAGAACTCTTTGATAGCTCCAACTGGTACACCTAATTGCCCGGCTGCTTCTGCGACATGTGCGATTTCAACCGCACTAGATGGCATTTCCTTGGCCATATTACGAATGCTTGCAGATAGCTTGTCAAACTGTTGGGGTGTTCCATCAACCGTCTTTTTAACTCCAGCAAAGGCACTTTCATAGTCGATAGCAGCCTTGACTGCAAATCCAGCACTAGCGACAAGAGGGGCAGTGAGGCCTTTTGTTAACGTCCCACCAAGGTCAGAAACCTTCCGACCAAAACTTTGAATGTGATCTCCGCCTTTTTTGATACTCTGCCCCAGAGCCTCCATTCGGCCGGAGAAACTATTTTCACGAGCAACAGCTTTAAGAGCTTGCTCGACTTTGTACAATTGACCTTCCATTGCAGATAGCTTCGCATTCTCACGCTCGATATCCGCAGCAGCTTTGTCATACTTAGCAGATCCAGGATCAAGCTTGTCAAATCCTTTCTTCATCTGATCAAGGACCTTTTTCTGGGCCTCAATCGCCTGACCAAGAGATTTGTACTTTGATTTCAGTAAATCTGCATTATTTCCATGAGATTTTAAAGTGCTGTCGAGTGCCTTGACGTTATTTTGGAAATACTTCACCGCATTCTTCGCACTTGTTAAGCTAGGATTGAACTTTGACACGTCCAGCCCTAGTTCGATATACATTTGTCCTAGTGGCGTTCCACCTGCCATTTTTCCTCCTTCGAAATAAAAAAAGCCTTTAAAAAGGCTTTACTTTATATCCCGTCAAATATGTCTGCAATATCTAGCGGAGTTTCGTCTTCCGGATCGCTACTTGTATCAACGATACCGATTAAGTCATCCCAGCTAATATCCATAACCTCATTGATACTCATATTGTACGGACCATTAGAGACATTTTTGACAAATTTATAAAAATGCTTTAAAGCATCTTTGGGATCTATTGTTTCCCCTTTGGGTCCACATCACCTACCAGATGAGCGTAGATGTCCATAAATACTTCAATGATTTTCGCAAAGTCTGTATGTTCAAGCAATTGTTCAACTGTGACATTTTCGAAAAGCGAAGCGATAAAGTTCAACTGTTGATCCAATTTTTCAACTTCTGACTTTTCAGACGTGAGCGAGTCATTGAGTACAAGATAGTCACGATAGTCACGAGTAGTGATTTCTTTACTGGAGTATAGGACATCTTCGCCTTTCTCGTTCTTCATAGTGAATGTAATTTTAGCCATTTATTTTCCCTTTCTAAATTAAAAAGCACCTTGCGGTGCCTTTTTTTATTTCGTCCAGTTATTTTTCCCAAATTCGACCTTTGTGACTTTAGACGCATTACTTTGCTTCATCGCAAAAATGATAGTCACATGACCTTCCTTGCCAGCCTGGATGACGACGCTGGAATCCGAATTGATAGCTACAGTATTGTCATTCGAAAATACCGAATCGAATCCAAGATATTCCCCATCCTCATCACTCGCAAAGAATTTTCTAGGGTTTAATTCAACATTTGATGTGTCCTTGTTATTAATTGTCAGGGTGATGGTGACAGCTTTGTACTCATTTTTATCATGCTCCATAGCGAGTAGTCCTGAAGTGTCTTTTTTTGGTTCCCCGACTGTCATTTCAGTCTGATCAAACAGGGCGGGTTCTCCGAACTGATAGCGGTATTCTCCTTCACTTAATGTGAAATCAATAGCCTCAGAAGCAAGTGTGTGATCTACTGCGAAGACGTAAGTAAAGAATCTAGATTTGATATTCTCAATCCGTTCCTTGTCCTCTTTGAGACTCTCATATTTCTTTTCTAGCTTGGATTTCTCATTCAGCGCAGAGAATAACAGCCCTGACATCGTTACTAGGCCAATACCAAATGCAATAGTTAATAAAATCAAAATCGAATGTTTATTCTTTTTCATAGCAAACCTCCACAATCTTATTTTACCAAAACTTGAAAAGGTTTACAATTTTAAAATAATAAAACAAAGGGGCTAGATGCCCCCTGTTTTATTTTAGCCTGCTACTGCCATACCGAGTTTCGCTTTCATTTTTTTGATTTTTGTTTCATCGCTACCAAAGTACATTGTTCCATATTTGTTCTTGGTATTCTCATTGGTGCTTGCACCTGCGGCGAATGATACGTTTGTAGTAGCAAGTTCCTCAGCTTTTTCTTTGAGCGTATTGAGGTCAATAGCATCCATTGCTAGATTTCCTTTGTAGAAGCCATAGTAAGCTCCACTGCCATCTGCAGTATTTGATTCTAGCAAGATTGCAACGTCTTTTGAAACTGTGTCAGCTCCGAAATCAAGAATACCGTCGTCGTCTTCGTAACCCAGAGCTTTAACGTAGAGCGCTACTGGAATATCCAAGAGCCCGAGATCTACCTTAACATCTCCAACCCCACGATTGTTTACGTGGTAAGCAATGTTGCTTCCGAATGATTTGATAGCATCAGCAGCAAGTCCCGAGATCTTAGCTGTTTGAGTTGCACCCTCGCCAGCCTTACCTTGGATGATAAAAAGATTGTCTCCTTCTGTTGGAGTTTCTTTTCCGTCCAAAATGCGAACTGTCAAACTCTTAAAGCCGACTGTTGCTGTACCTTGTTTTTGTTGTGTCATATTAAATTTCCTTTCTAATAATCGTCATACAGTTTGCTCTTCCCTTTATAGGTTCTAGCATCTGCATAACGTTTAATTTCTGGGATCCATGTATCTAGACCCCCGTCCGTTTGGTAGAAGCCTTCTGACTCCATAATTTTCTCAATAACACCTTGCAATTCCTTGCATTTGATGCGGTCAGTAGACTCTACGTTGATTTGATAGAGAAATGTCTTTGACAGACTTGTATTGCTCCCACGGTCGCTTTGAAGAGGAGGGCCGACCGGAATGATGACAATGCTCGGCTCCTTCTCAGAAAGCGTCTCAGGACGTTTAAACGACTTGATGCAAATCCCGGAAAGTGTATCATCGCTTTTTAAGGCGTTGTAAATTTCGGTCAATTTATCTTTAATCATCCAAGTCCCTCCGCTTTTAGTTTAGAAGCCAGTCTGTATTTAAACTTCTCTTTGTTTGCCTCTGAAAATCTTCGAATCACGCCAAAACCTCGAGGATGTGCCTTTTTCGCATAGCCAAACTCACTCAAGTGGACCAAACGCCAGCGTGACCCGGGACCAAATCCGAGTTTAACCATTGGGACACCTTCAAAACTTCCAGTGACATTCCCGACAGTTACGCTTTCGATGGTTTCCCCTTTTCGTCTGTAAACCTCTAAAGCGCCCTTAAAGTCGTCAATAGTCTCGGTCGCAGCACCTTTCAGTGCCTTGTTGGCAGACCGTCTCACCTTTCCGTCTCCGAGCTTGGCTTCTAGGTTCCGGATCACTTTCTCGAATCCGACCAGTGTCGCACCACTACTCATCCCGACCACCTCCGATAATGACGATTAAGAAATCACGATTATCATAATCAGGACGAATGTCGATGATATTCCAATGCTTCCCTTGTAAGCGTTGGTCCATCACTTCTACAAAGTGCCTTACATCTGGCTGATAGCTAGTTAATGGATCCCGAATTTTCAGAGTCATTTTCGCAACCATTGATTTGCCAGTGGAGATTTCGATGTCTTTCATGCTAGGAGAGTAGGCTTTTGCAAAAGTGAAAAATGCCTTCTCAAAGCTAACATCACGACCGTCCAAACCGTCCTCCACCTTAGAAGTATAGAAGGTGACAGGCGTTCTTAGGTCCCCGTTGGTTGCTTCCGGTTGCTTGTATTTAAAGTTAGGCTTCAATGCCCTGTGTTGCTACTTCTTCTGTTGTCGTTTTAGGAGCAGACCCAACCATTGGACTGATGAAACCAGGTAGTTTTTCCATCAATTCCTTTTGCCGAGCTTCATCCGCTTCAAATGTGGTTCCGGCTTTGCGGATCACATTCTCTTTCAAATCGAAAAATTCTTTTAAAACTTCGATCATTTTTCCTCCTTCTGATAATTTTTAAGAGACAGTTCCAAAATCTCACCCTGGAAATTCGCAAAGAAGAACTCTACCTGGTCATTATAGAGATATCTCGACCGTTCAAGGATTAATTCTTCTACACGGCTATCGCTAGTATCGGATGAAGACGTAAGATCGAGAATCGCTTTTTCTGACGAAGTGAGCATGCGTGAGAGATTGGCATCCTCTGCATCATGAAAGATTTTCATCCGCTCCTTGAATGCTTTCAGAAGCGGATTAGATTGTTTAGTTTCTTCCATTCGGTGTCACCACCTATTATTTAATTTTCAATTCCCAAACCGCAGCAGTCTTTTCATCGTGAGCCTTACCATAAGCAAATTGCTTAGCAGTGTAGAGGTTCAAGTCTTCGAGAGCGTAAGTCTCAGTGAAGCGACCGAATTCGATTCCACCACCTACAAAGGCATCGTAGCGACCCTTGACAAATGTAGTCACTTTGCCAGCAGTTTGAGCAACTGACTCAACCAAGATCAAGTTGTATGGCATTGCAGTTACATACGTTCCTTGAGCGTTCAAAGAAGTGTATTGTTTCTTAACATCCCATGCATCCGCTGGGTTGACCACCATCACGACATTTCCTTCAACTGCCACTGGATTGCCATCAGACTTAACAGAGTGATGTTTGTACACCGCAGTCAATTCTTTGACTACTGTCGCAGAGTCAGCAAATGTGAGTTTTGCAGTTTCGACAGCTTTTTCTGCATAAGTTGTTTTGTTGCCAGCCACAGTTCCTGTAAGAGTGCGAGAAAGGCCGATAGGTTTGTCATCTCCGTCACCGTTCAAGAAAGCAGCTTCCAAAGCAGCAGCAAATGCTTCTGTGATTTGAGCAGAAACAAATGATTGCAACCAAGCAGGGCCAAATTTTTCAGAGTCTTTAGGAATGACCACAAATGCAGTCAATTTGTTTTGGATCTTTTCTTCTTCGTTGAAGGCTTGTTTCAGTTGACCTTGAATTTCACCATTGATTTTGCCCCAAACAGCTTGTCCTGTCTGAGTTGATTGGAGGAATTTAAGGCGGATGCCAGCATTGCGCAATCCGATGTGCTGCAAGAGTGGGCGAGATTTAACCATATCATCAAAGATACGGTCGATTGTTTCTTGTGGGAAGAGTTTTTCAACTCCCACGGGAGCGGTTTTGTCGATGTCGTTGAAGAATTCACGAGCTTCAGCAGTCAATTTAGCATCATAAGGATTCATCGCTGAAACTTCCTCATGAGCAGCATGACGAGCTTGTTCCATCATTTCGTTAGTCATCGACTCGATCATTTCATTGTAGAGCTTCGCTTGTTCTTCTTGAGGTGCGCCATTTGATACAGCGTTCAAAAAGTTCTGACGAATTTCATTGAATTTGTTTGATAATTTCATTGTCATTAGTATTTTCCCTTTCTAAAATGCAAAAAGACCGAACCCTTTCGGTACAGTCTCGTTTGTGTTATTTTCTGGACTTTCTGGAATATTGAATTTTTTCTGTACAAATTCGCTATTTTCAAAAGTCTCTCGTGCGATTTGTCGAGCTTCTAGCTTATCAGCTACCAGCTCAGCGATTTTATCAACATCAGGAGCCATTGCTGATTTCATCTTGTCAATAAAGTCATGTGGGATCATTGGAGTTTCACTTGCAGCAAACGTCGGAGCAATCTCTCCGCTAAACATGACACGGTCAGCAAATCCTTCCTTGACTGCTGATTCAGCATCAAACCAGGTCGTCTCATTCATCAGACCCAATAAATCATCTAATGCCTTACCCGTCTTGTCGACATAAGCATTTGCGATTGACTTATTAAACCCTTCGAGTACCCCAGCTTCATGTAGTAGAGTGTTGTGGTCTCCGTCAACTCGTGATGAAACATTATGGATCATGATTTGAGCGGTCGGGCTAATCTCTACCACGTCACCAGCCATAGCGATGACGCTTGCTGCACTTGCAGCAATACCCACGATCTTAACAACTACTTTCCCTGAGTAGGATCGCAAAGCGGTATAGATTTCACTACCAGCATACACATCACCACCGCCTGAATTGATATGGACTTCAATGTCCTCACCAGTTTCTGGAAGTACGACGTTTTTAGGAGCGGTACAGTCCCAACCAAACCAATCATACATCCAAACATCATCGTTTGAAACAATGGTTCCCTTAATCGGAATCACTTTCATCTTCTTTCTCACCTCCCTTCTCTACATCCTCACCAAGTTGATAGTTCTTAGTGATCAGAGGCTTGTCGCCCCACGGTACAGCTTCAAGACCAAGTTCCTCACGGACTTCATTGATAAGCATGGACCCAGAAGAAATCAGCTTGTCAATACTTTGAGCAAGTGAGAACTTATCTCTTTGCCCTTCACCGACAATAACAATTCGCTTATTGTCCCTGTACTCGCTTTTACTTAGCAAAGCGAAGTTCAGGCCATCGCTCATCTTCTTCACGAGCGATTGATAGCAGTAACTGTTGAACATCTTCTGGCTATTCTCAAGGTTTGCCATATCCCCATGCATCAGCGCAGTAGGGATTCCCAAAATGTCAGCCACTTCATCATCAAACTGCCGACGAAGTTTCTTGAGCTCATCCACGGACAGATTAGAAGTTCCTGTGGTATTGGTCAGCTCAGAATATTCCATTCCTTCTTGAGCAGGTACAATCGCAACTGTCTTGGTTGTAAACGACTTAAAGAGGCCATCAGCATATTTCTGCATTTTGGCACGCTTCGTATCATCGAAACCTGCATTTGTCCTTGTACTAAGGACACCACGGATTTGATTATTCCGTGCCAACGCTTCGACCAACCGAGTGTGTAGTTTCTCATAGTCGTTAAACAACTGAGTAAAATACTCTTGTAGCCGATTGTTGTTGTACTGCAAGAAAATGACTTCGTCCATCTTGAATGGTCTTTGGAAAGTATAATTCTGACAAGTCACAGCAGTAAACGTATCATCATACACGGCATACTTCTGACGAATGTACGAGTCAGCGATTAACAACTGATCATCATCCGATAGGAAGATTAGGACTTCATTTTTGGTCAACAAGCGATAGATAGCCTTTTGCCAAAATTCAGAAGCTGATTCGTTCTTGTTGGGCCTTACATTTAGCAGATAATCCCAATCAGTAGCCTTCTTCTTCCCATTCTCAATGAACTTGAACTCAGACCTTGCGAATATGCGGGCCACAAATTCAGCAGCCTTATCAATCGACAAGCTCTTTAATTGCAGATTCCCAAAAATCCGCTCCAGCTCATCAAACTCAAAGCTTGGTTCAGGAACTTCACGCTTGAATAAATTTAGCCATCCCAAGGCACCTCCTCCTTTCTTAAATTTTCTGCCAACCACCCACCCGGGAGCTTATCCCTTATCGTTTAAAGAATGACTTCTTCGAGCGCTTCATATCTTGCCTAATAGCTTCGAACTCTTTATTCGTCTGCTCGATATTTTCACTACAAGCACCTTCATGGCGCTTCAAGGCTTGACTTAGAGTATTCAACTCGCCCTTCAATACAGCCATTTCTGATTTTAAGATTTCAACTTCATTCTGTAAGCCTTTTTTCTTCTTCATTCGTTTGTCCATTTGGTTTTCCTTTCTAAAAATCCCAATCTTCAATCACATCAAGGAATTCACCCACAGTGCTTTCCTGGATGATTTCTCTCTTGTAGAGAGCAGCAATAAAAGCGTGGAAGCCATCGGTCTTGCGTCTCACTGGTTCCTTCTTCAAGAACCTCTTGTTTCCGTCCTTGTCTTCCTTCACAAAGGTGTTATCTGTGTACCACAGCATCGACCTATCATTTCCAAAATTAAATCTCTCATTCGCAAACCCGTCCTCGATAATTGGTGCCACCTTGGATTGGATAGCCCCTGGATTGCGAAGAAATTCAAACTCAAAACCAGCTTCCTCCAGTAATGGCTTCAGCAAGTCCATCCGAAAACCATCAGCACAGACTAGCTCAATATTGTATAGCTTGCGCCATTCGTTCAGCTTAGCGACCAGCAACCGTGGATCTATACTTGGACCATCTACGACTGTGAAAATTCCTTGCTCTTGCCACTCACGGATCGGAGCCTTGATTTTAAATGCGTCAAGGAAAGTCTTCCGAGCAAAGCTGTGTTGCCTCCAGATAAAGTCATCGCCATCCTTAAATAGCAAGCCAACAGAGGCAAAATCTCGGATGCTTGCGTAGTCAAATCCAGCCACACACGACCTTCCGACAAGTTCAATGTCTGCATCCCTCAAAGTAGCGAGCAACTTATCACGAGTCGTCACATCTTTCTCGAGGTCCGCTTCTGGGAGATTCATCCGCTTGGTCATAAACTCTTGTCTGCCTGATGGCTCCAGTTCTAAGTCGTCATAGTCGGCTTTCGTTCTGGCCAGCAGACGTTTAGCGTAAGGAGTTGTTTCATCAAGCATAGGATTCGCTTTTGGCCAGTTGCTCATATCGTCCACTTCTTCCGGATCATCCAACTTGCAGATAAACGGGAATAAGCGAAACTCTTCAAGTTCACCATTCAAGATTTTCATTGATTTCTCAATCATCTTGTCGTAGAACCCTTCACGGACATGCCCATTGGTACCATTGTAGAAGGTACGAGCATGGGCAATCTTACCAAGCCCTGACCGCTGGATTTTAACTGCAGAGTCATTCTCAAACTGGTGAATTTCATCAAATTCTAGACATCCATCACGAGCCGAGTCCATTGTCTTCGGATTATTCGTCCGATAAGAAAAGACCGAGTTGTTACCTCGGCCTGTAATAGACATCTTTGTCAAATAGTAATGGTCTTCTAGACCTCTTCGCTGGACCGTTTCATAAACTTCCTCGAATGAGACCTTCCCCTGTTTCTCAGAGTTGGCTGTGATAGTCACGTCATAATCTCTGACAGGATAGAGAGGACTGATGAAGAATGCGTCCCGACTGGACATGAAACCATTCTTCCCTCCCCCACGGGCAAGAGTCAGCAATATTTCATCAAATTGAGGTTCACCGTCTTCCTTCCGAAAAAGAAAGATAAATGGCGTGATGAATTTTTGATACTTGGCTAGTGGGAAGAAATTCTTCTCTGTGAACTGGATATATTTCTCAATCAAAATATTGTCAAAATACAAATCATCCCTTGGATAGATTTTTTCTTTGATGATCTTGAATAAGAGTGAGCGTTCTTTGTTGACTTTGATTTTTCCTGATTCAGCAAGTTCGATATATTCATCAATCAGAGGATGCGAAATCACAATAGATCACTTCCATCCGATGATGGTTTCTTCTCGATTGGCGAATTTTCAATCTCAAAGTCAAAAGATCGCTCGATAGCCAAAAGCTGATTGCTGGTAGTGTTGATTTCCTTGATCAGCGAGTTTGCTTTTTGGAATCGTTGCTGACCATTATGCACAGTGATGACCAGGCCGTCTTGATGAAGCCTCTCTTTTAACTCATAAAGCAATCGGACAAGATAAATATATCGATGGACTTTCTCATACTGGACAGCGTCCTTTTTTCGTGTACTGAAATTCCCGATTTTAGAAAGTAACTGATTTTCTAAATCTTTTATATTTTTTTCTGTGTATTCTTCCATTAGCCCCCACCCCCTTCGTTTTTTTGATAAATATTTGGATAATCGACCCCTCCCACCGGTTCCCTGGCGCTTGATTTTTTCGAATTTTTTCGACCGGGGGGTATTAAAATTTTTTCGTTCAACAAATTTCACCCCCACCATTCGTCAGTTCTAAAATTTTTGTTTTCCATTTTGGAAGACTTGCGGAATTGGAATCGATTGTGTCGTTTGTTGTGGCATTCCTTGCAAAGAGTTCGAAGATTGTCTAGATCTAATGCATATTCTGGATAATACTCAAGCTCTTTGATGTGGTCGACTTCGAGGTTGTTTGTTGTTACTTTTCCTTCTTCTCTGCACCAGACGCATTCATAGTGGTCACGTTCAAGTGCTTGACTTCTCAAACTCCTCCAAGGTTGTGACGCATAGAATAGTGCTCGTTCAGCTCTGGTACTTACGTCGATCATAATTATTTAAAAACTTTTTCCTCTTTTCCTGCCACTCACGGGAAGAATAGAATTTATTTTTAAATGAAAATTTCTTTTTTAATCTGATTGTCGCTAATCCTATTCCAACATCTACTACATTGATAAATTCCATATCAAATTCATTTTTCATAATCATATAAACTCCTTTATTTTCACTCTGCTAATTCCTTGTTTTACATATTCTAGTGAATTCGATACATACAAAATAACCCAGATTTATCAAGCACTTATCTCGTTTGTATAAAACGAAATCATCATAACCTCAAAACAATGAATTGATTGTTAAATTAACAAAATTAAAAGCCTTGAAACTTAGTCATGGCTCTATCTTGTGAATCTTGATTCTTACCGATATATCGTAAAGAAATACTCTGACTTGAATGGTTTAGTAAGTCCATTATCAATGCTACATCCTTGGTCTGCTCATACATAAATAAGCCAAAAGTCTTCCTCATTGAGTGTGTAGCTATATTTTCTAGCCCAACTTCTTCAGCAGCTTTCTTTATAATTTTGTATGCGGTGTTAGGCTTGATGTGTTGATTTTTCCCATTCCTGCTTGGAAATAAGAAATCCTCATCTTTCTTACCTTTGATGTATTGCCTCATAGAATTTTTGAACTTCTTTGGCATTTTTCTTTTGGTTGGTTTATCTGTTTTTTCATCAACAATTTGGACATGCCAACCTTTTACATGTTTAACTTTAAGTTTAACTATATCTCCAATACGAAATCCTAAGTTTACACCAGATAAAAAGAGCATGAGGTTCCGTCGCCTATCTGATTCTTTGACTGCACTATGTAAGGTTAGCCATTCAATCATAAGCTGAACATCATCTCTATTTCTAATTGGTTCAACGGCTACCACACTTCCTCACCTCCTTTCAAGGCAAAATAAAAAGCCAGCTTGTGCTGACTTGGCTGATATTAGAAGTACAGGATTCGAACCTGTGACACGCCGGTCATAACCCGACCGCTCTACCAACTGAGCTAACTCCTAACCCGTCTCATAAGGATCCATCGGTTCGGTTTTACCCGATAATACAATTTTAGCACCTTTATTTTGAAATTTTTCCACGATTTCAGTCGAATTTTTAACTTTTTTCCAAATTTATTTTAAATTTGCTGTTAGCTGACAACTCAAAGATCTTCTTCTCGAGCTTATTGAAGAACGGTTCAATGACCTCTTTGTAGGTCAACGACTTGCTACAATGCAAGTATTTGATTGATGCTCCCTCAACTGTCAGAGTTCCATCGATGTAAATCGCTTTGATTGCAGTCCATTCATTTTCTGGAGTTAAAACCTTGACTGAAGAGATGGCTTCTTTCATCAATTCGAGTCTATGCAATTCTGGATCTGACTCTTTCTTGATGATATCTGATAAGGCTTTCGGAGTAACTGTCTTGTTACTCTTGATGCCAGTGTTAGGATCAGATGGCTTCCAAGGTACTTCGATTTCTTCGATTCGGTCCTTGATTTCTTTGTCAAATGGATATTGTTTCAGTGCCAGGATAAGATATCCATAGCGACTTCGTAGGTTCATTCAATCACCTCTCTTTTGAATATTTCAATCATGCCTGTTAGTGTTGCTCTGTATGCCAAGGCTTCATGCAGTGTTTCGAACTCTGTATCATTCGCTCTCGCTGGATGAGTCCCTTCCCACATGCAATGCCCTTCATACTGTCTTACAACATATGTCATTTGATGTCCTCCTCTTTGACGAAGACACCATTGACCATTTTCCCTTTCCGGTCCTTAATTTCTTCGTAAGCAGCTCGAAGACATTCTTCTACCGTTAAATCGTAAGCCCCCCCAACGTTTGCGATGCTGTCAGTGATGGCTGCCAAATCTAACTCAGGCCAGAATCTCGGACGGTCTGCAAGCTGGCTGATGTGTCGCAGTGTAAATTTAAGACAGCTATCAACATCTTTCAGATGACGTTCGTTGAATAGTCCGGCAGAAGTTCTGTTCAGTGCATCTTTGATTTTAATATTCTCTTGCTGGCAAAAGATAATCATGACAACCATCATATCACCGATGGAGTCTTTGATTTGATCAACGTTGTTTTTCAGATGGCCTTGGACCAATTCCCCAAATTCCTCAACCAATTTCAAAATTTGCTTGCCGCTATCTTGGTTATTTAACCCACGATCGATTGACCAAATCTCGATTCTTTTAATTAGTTCGTCCATGCTTTTCCTCTTTCATTTGTTCTTTTAGTTTTCTTTCACGATTCAACGTTACAGTCAACACATCGTTTTGTTGCCGAATCAGTCTTTTCATCGCTTCGTTTTCCTTCTTTGTGTCCTTGGCTTTTAGCGCAGCGACCAACGCCCACGCAAAACCACCGAGCCAACCTCCAACGAACCCAAGTAAGGCAATATTTTGTAGATCCATCTATTTCTCCTCCAACAACTCTGGAGTTTCGTAGATGTTGCCAATGATTTCGAACGCCACCGAATTATCTTCTAGCAACTCTACCATCGGGACATCTTCGTTGTCTTCAAAAACATGGAACATCAAAACGCCTATTTTGCTATTTTGGAAAACTCTTGCATTTATTGGCGTTTCAGTGTCGTCCACTTCTATAGCGATAACATCCCCCTCAAAAATCTCCTTGCCATTCTTATCAAATAGCCCTGTGGATTGCATGAGAGTGAAATTATCAATCTTTGCATTTTCTCCAAGGTGTTTTCCTATGAACAAAACCGTAGTCGCATTCCCATCATCATCAAAACGTATCCGTTTGACTATGCCTATTTCTTCCCAAGTTTTATGCCATGCTCTATACTTTAGGATCATTCTTCTACCTCCTCAACTTCAAACAGTGGGTTGTTGAATACATCTCCAAAGCCAGCTTCTTCTAGCTCTTTGCGAGTGTGAGTGGTTTTCGTGTAGCTATATTCAGTATCATTCCCCAAATACCAACTGCCCCTAATTTTATCCAGTTTGAACATCGTAAATTCTTTGTCCATCCCCTTCATCTTCACTCTATACCGCTTTTCTTTCTCGACTGTATAACCATTGATCCAAGCTTCTGCAAAGATATCTACGTTTTCTATCTCAAGCCAATCGTCAACCGCACCTCTTGGTGCTTCGTTGATCGCACCAGCGATGTTATACCCGTCTTCTTTTGCTTGCACGATCCAGTCAGCAATAAACCGTGGGATCATTACTTTCTGTGGTTCATCTAGTTGCTTAAAGTCTTCTATAACTCCGTTGATTGTAACGATTGGAAAAGCATAAAGCTTTTCAAAAAGATCCTCGTACTTTTTTATTAATTCCTGTTTATTCATTTTCCTACCTTCTCGACTTCCATACCTTCGCAATCGAACACCCAACCTAAACCTAATTTTTCAAGATCAGATTTTGTAAAATTAGATCTAAAACTTGGATCAAAATGAGGCCCTATTTCATCATTACTTAAATACTGTTTAGTAGCTTTGACCTTAACTGTATACTTTGGTTCTTTCTCGATACGGTAGCCATCAAGCCAAGCACGGGCAAAAGTTTCAATGTTGCCTTCGTAAAACCACTCTTGGACTCTCTTATCATAATGATCTTCAATTACTCTCATCGCCCCATAAACATGAAAATCGTATGTTTTTTTAAAATCTATATATTCCGCAACAAACTGCGGTACTGTGACTTTCTGCGGTTCGTCTAGTTGCTTGACTAAGTCTAAGATCAATTTCTTTTTGATAAATGGAGCGAGAGATACATATATAGTATCTGCACTCTTGATTTTTCCGATTAACTCTTGTTTATTCATCTTCTTGCTCCTCCTCAACTTCCATTCCTGGGCAATCAAACACCCAACCAAAGTCGGCGTCTTCTAACTCTTTTCGGGTGTGAGTTGTACGGAATTTTTTATCTGTTTTTATTTCCGCTAAACACCAAGCGTCAAGATGCTTAATCCGGTTTAAGTAATTATAATTTTCGTCTACACCTTTAAGTCTTACATAGTACCGCTTCTCTTTCTCGACCTCGTAGCCGTCAAGCCAAGCACGGGCAAAAGTTTCTTGATTGCTCCAATCAGAAAGATAACTCTCAAGTTCAGCATTTCCATATTCAAAAGCGCCAGCCAAAGGTACAATGCTTTCTTCCTTGCATTTTTTAATCCAATCTGCAATAAACTTCGGCACTTGCACTTTTGGCTCATCGAGTTGTTTTAGTTTGTCTATCACACTTTTTGTTTTTACTGTTTCAACAAAATTGCTGACTCGTTCATACTCTGCGATCAATTCTTGTTTTTTCATCCCATGCCTCCAATAAATCTTTATTTTCGTAGACGTTTCCAATAACTTTGCAAAGATAATTTAGTTCAGAGTCGAGTGAAAACGTCCGCTCTTCACCTTCGTGCCTTGTTTCAAAGTAGAACCCTTTGCCATAAATTTTATAGCCGAGACTGTCATTTTCTATGTATTGTCCAAATCTGACAACTAATAGCCCTTCGTTTCCATCTCTTGAAATAATATCTCCTTCAAAGATTATTTCCCCATCCTTGTCCTTACCGCCAGTGGCTAGCATCAAGTCCCAAAAGTCATCATCTGGATATAATCCTAAGAAGAATTCACCTAATTCCCAATGGTCATCAAACGTTAGCATCATTTCTTCTTCTTTGTTCCAAGCTCTATATTTCGGAATCAACTTGATACCTCCTCAACTCTTGCTAGTGGGTTATTTTGAAGCCACCCGAGGCCGTGCCGTTCGATCTCGTCGATCGTGAACGTCTGCGTAAATTCGATAGTATAGCGAGTCTCGTCTTTAATCTCCACGAGGTAAGTCTTCCATCCGTCCTTGGGATTCTTCGATTTGGACAATAGACTTCGCAAGCTCTCTATCTTCGCCCCAGTCTGATCCGCTATCTCGTGTAGCGTTCCCGTTGCCGTGAGCTTGCCTTTGTGATAATAGGCAAACATCCGGAGTTTGACGGGTGAACCTAGAAGATCTGTCTCGGTTATTCCAAAGAACGAGCATAGATCCTCGATTGCGTCTTGGTTTGGCATACGATTGCCCCGTTCCCAAGCCGTAATCGTATTATAGGCCCAACCAAGTCGTAGAGCGAGCTTGTTCTTTGACAAGCCTTGCTCTTTCCGAAGACGGACCAAATTCTTCGGGAATCGTTGACGTTGATCGCTATCGTATTTCACTAATTCAACCATAGCGCACCTCATCAAAAATGCTTTCTTCGCATACTAGTCATTCCATCAAACTTAAATCCGTGTTCCCTGTCAACACCCTTGCAAGCACGATCCATAATAGCTTGATTATAGACCGACTCGATATCAGCACTACTTTCAAGATTGCTTGTGATGATCGTGCAGTTTCGGTTGTCCAGGATAGAGAATAAGATACTCTTGGACCAGTCGCTAATCTTCTCTTGGCCCAAATCGTCCAAGACAAGAAACGGAACCTTGGATAGTCGAGCAATCCACTTCTGCTCCGTCTGTTCCTCGTTGCCAAAATCATTTCTGATTTTAGCCAACAGCTCAGGCAACTTGATAAACATCGCATGCTTTTTAGTCCGATTGGACACGTCCTTGATGATCCCGTAAGCAAGATGACTCTTGCCAACACCAGCTGGTCCGAGAAACAACACATTGTTGGTCGCTCCCTTACAATATTCATCCACTATCCTGTTAGCAGCAGAGAGCATTTCTTTCTGCCTAGTGGTTGTTGCCTCGAAGTTCCCAAGAGTCGCATTTCTCAATTCGGCATTAACGATGGACGAATTAAACAACACATCCAATCGTTTAGCTTCTGCCCGCTTGTCCTCTAGCTTCCAGTATTCAAGCTGTGTCTTCTGCTCATCACGTTCGATGGACTCTTTGCCACAAGCCTGACACACCTCGACTTGATTCGGTCCGACCACATACATTTGTTCACCGTGTTTCGGGCATACCTTATCAATCTTCGTCATGGCCCATCGACCAAATACAATTACTTCCTTATCCTGCATGGCCACACCTCGCACAATCCATCAGGTGTGCCAGTTTCCCCAGCACAGCCTTTGGATCAGGATGAGCTAACATGCGTTCTTTCATCGAGTCGCTAAGAGGGTAAAACTCCTTCTCAAACGCTTCAATGACATCTGCTAATGTAATCATGTTAAACTCCTATATCGTTGCTACTGTTTCGATTAGAGCGATGACCTTCGTTTAAGTAGGTTTCAAATTTAGTCCCAAACAAAGTCTCTGGTCTCAAATACTTATTCATATCCTTATTCTTCAACCAGTCCCGGCTCTTGGTATCAATCACCTTTTTAAAATCATCTAACCTAAAACCATCATTCCATCTAGCACGGATTAACTTACGAGTGGATTTCCCAGTGTGAGTGTATCTTTTCCCGCATGTGTTATTCAGATGCTCAATGATTTCCTGGTAAGGGATAGGCTCCTCATATGATTCGTCAGAATCAGCACTATAGGTAGTTAACCTATCCTTATCTAACCTATCCTTACCTAACCTAACCTGTGGCTCCGGAATGGATACATCATGTATACATTTTTTCTCAGCGTTAAAATTAGCCACTTTCGACTGATCATATTCCAAGTGAGATTTCTCATCCTGGTAAATAGTCGTTTGGAATCGGTCAGATTGAATGTAGTTGTGAATTCGCCAGTGCCGAATAACAACCACACCACTTTCGAACGGAATCAGAAAACCTTTTGCGATAAGGATTTTCATATCGTCGTCGCTGGCTCTGATCGTCCGCTGAATCGTTCGAGCACGGTCGATAAAACCTTCATCATCTGCTCCCATGTTCAAATGAAAGTAGAGAGCTTGTGCAGATAGAGGCATCTCAAGAAAATTGTCTGTGTCAGTAATTTTTTTACTAAACATACGCCTTTGTGCCATTTTGTCACCTCCTAAAACGGTAAGTCGTCATCCTTGATGTCCATTGGATCCCCTGCAAACGAAGGAGGCATCTGCTCGGCCATGGAATTCTGATTTGCAGAATTGTCACGCTTTTTAAGAAGCTGGAAGCTTTCAGCCACAACTTCTGTCACATACACACGCTGCCCTTGCTGATTTTCATAATTGCGAGTCTGGACCCGACCAGTGATGCCGACAAGGTTGCCCTTCTTGGTCCAGTTTGCGAAGTTCTCAGCCGATTTGCCCCAAATCACACAGTTGATAAAATCAGCATCATATTCACCATTCTGGTTCTTAAAATTCCGATTCACGGCAAGCGTGAACTGCCCGACCGCTTGATTCTGAGGAGTGTAACGAAGGTCAACATCACGAGTCAGACGACCGATAAGTACAACATTATTGATCATTTGTGACTCCAACCAATGCCTCTAACTGAAGCTTCATAGCTTTTTCTTTCTCGATCAGCCAGTCCATGTGGACCTTTGCTTTTTCCAAATCTTCGATACCGTTCTTCCGACGATAGCGAAGCACATACTTGATAAGGTTGCCGAGATGGTATCCAGTCAACTGCTCATCATTCATAAAATTACGATGGACATCAATGGCTTCAAGGCCGTTCCGACCTTGGTAGTGTTTTGGATTGTGTACGTTGTCGCTCATGCTGTCATTCCTTTCACATTATTCTTTTTGTGGATCTCTGTCGCTCGCTTATTCAGCAATTCACGCTGATATTTAGCAGATTTGTAGTAGCGCATCTTTTCCTTTTGACGGATGATGATGCAACGCAATACAAAAATTGCAAATCCTGAAAGTACTGCATATGTAGCAAATGCTACTGCTAAGAAAATTTCAATAGTTGTCATTAATTTCTACCTCTGTTGGTTTTTCTGGGAAAAGTTCCCGGTTAAATTTGTTAATCATAAAATCTTGGGCCTTGTTGGATTCTTCCATTCGTCCGACAATCTCGGCCCAGCGTCCAATGCTTCTTGAGTGTGAATACACTCGTTGTTCCAGCTCTTCAATTTTCTGTTGTTGGTCATATACGACCTTAATCATCACAATCGAAAATAGCGGGAAGAAGAATAGAAGCATCATTGTCATGTATTTTAATTTTCTAAGGCTCATGCTCGAATAACCCCGTCATTCTTAAAATCTACAGCCATTTGATGTAACCACTCTTCAAATTCACTATCAGACAGCTTCATCAATTCGGCTTTTTCTTCAACTTTTAGAGGACGGTTAGCATCTTGCCAATCCATCATTTTCAATAATTTTTGAATAGGATTCATTTTTTCTCCTTCAAATTTTGTCTTTTGTTCTATAGCCCTTAAAACTATTTCACGAGCTATATTTTCAGTAAGCTTTTCTGATTTGATTAAAGCTTCTCTATAAGTCTCTGATTGTTCAATTAGCCAGTCAGACAATTCTATAACTTTATTTTCAAAATCCATCTCAAGACCGATGACCTTTCTATATTATGAAGACGCTACTACTCAACTTGCTGTTGAGAAAATGAAACTTTAATTTCAAATTGTTCAAGCCGATTGATTGCTTCTTGCAACTCCCCGGTTTTTTTTACGACTTCGTTCAAGATTTCATTTAATTCGTTTAGATTTTCTAAAACAATGTTAATTTTCCCCATTTTTAAAAACCTCACAATATACGTTCAATTCCATTTTTAATTTCGTTTTCATTTATTCCTGTTTCTCATCTCAATTTATTTAAGTAGAGTGTTTGGGAATGATTGCCTAATAGATATCTCTTGAAAAGGCTCCCGACCATTAATATAGTCGATTTGAATTAGAGACTCAGGAATTTTTTCTTTGTTTGTCTCCCAAACAATCTGTATTCCTGTTAAGCCAATATCTTCAGCTTTAAAATCAACTCCGTTCAAAATAATGTGTGGAACGCTAGAATCATTGCTGATCTTAATTTCTAGATTTTGGATTGGTGGCGTTTTTTTTAATTGTTCGCTCATTTTCTTCCCCTTACCCCACCAAACTCATCTGTCCATTGCGGGCTTTGATTTCTAGCTTGGTGTTTGCTGATGGCTCCCAGCTGTTCCAGTAGTCAAAGGCTTGTTCTTCGTCCTTGCGCTTCAATAAGTCATAGCGTGGAATGCGGAAGTAGTCCTTGAAGTCTTTAGCGGCCTGAGAGAATACAGATTGTGCGAAATGTCGGTCACGGTATGCCTGGCTATCTTTGCCACCGAGTAGGGCCACGACTTTCTTTTTGCGTAGCTTTTCCAATGCCAAACAGACCGAAGGGTTAACTGGTTGCTCATTCTTCAGATAATCGACATCAGCTGATAAGATAGATTGTCCTTCTTTCAGTTTTTTCAATTCCTGGAGTGCATGGATCATTGCATCTTCTACCACTAACTCGGTAGATTGGATTGTCAATTCATTCATTATTCAAATTCTCCTTCTAAAATGTTGCTTTCTTTGCGAATATCGTTCAGGTCGTTGAAGAAACGAAGTCCACGACTGATAAAGCTATCAAATTCATTTCGGATGATTCCGTCCGCTTTGAGGACTTTCTCCTCATCTGCGTAGATCAGACCGCCCATGCTTGCTAAGAAATCATTTCCCTTTTGAAGTAGGCTTGTGATGTTCTTGTAGGCTGAAATTTGCTTCTGTACGCTGTTGAGTTGCCCTTGAGATTCTTCAATCGCTCGTGTCAATTCATCGTACTGAGCAGATTTCTTATCAACCTCTTCACGCTGGGCCAGTGTGTCAGCAAGTTGCTTTTCGATAAATTTAGAGCGTTCCTCCATGGCTTTGACCGTTTTGGAGAGTTCCTTATTCTTTTCTAGCAATTGCTTGTTTAGGTCCTGTGTGGCCTTGTAATCGTCTGGGATGACTTCCTTGATGGTTTCCTTGACTTCGACCTTGGAAGACTTGATTTTCTCGTTCTCATCTCGTAGAAGCTGATTTGCTTGTTGACTGAGCTTGAGTTTCATCTTAACTTCCTGCAGCTCTCGTACTGTCGGAGTTTCACCGTCTTCAATGCGTTTGATTTGTTCCTCTTTCTCTTCTTCTGGAAGAGTTGCAATGAGGTAGAGTGCTGATGACCCTAAATCTGACAACGTTGTCACATTCGGAAGTTGTTTAGCAACCGTCATCATTCTGTTTGCTTCTCGATAATGGATGCCAATCTTGTCAAGCCATTCTCCAAATTCCCCATGTGCCAGATTGTGTTCTTTTACATGGTTCAAACGTCTGCCGATTTCCCAAATTGACTGACCAGCTATTTGCTTGTGATGGCTAATTTCTAGTTCTATCTGAGATAGATTATTCGACAAAGTTATTTCGTTTAACATTTGATATATTCCTTCTCCATCTCTAAAATCTCGTACACGTCTCGGACGTCGTACATTTTCTTTTTGCCTTGCTTTCGAAATGCAAGTCCTCGACGTTCCAGCTTTTTAATGTAGCTATGGTCAAACCCGAATTTCTTCATTAAGGCCTTTTGATCTAGTGGTAATCTTTCAGATTCCATTTCATCCTTGAGCTCTTTTTTTATGATCTCGACCATCTGTTTTAGATAGACTTTTGCGATCTCGTCCGAGATCAAGGGAGGCATTTTTGCTTCCTCCATTTCTTCGTTCCTCCAATTGTGCGGGCAAGCACTTTCTGATATAATTAAGATAGATATTTTAAGCAAGCGCTCGAACGTTCTCGCTCGGGTGCTTTTTTGCGTTCGATTGTTCTCTTTAGCGAACGCTCTCGGTAAAAAAAATACCGATTTGATCCTTGGTGAATCCGAGGGTTGTCGCGACTTTTATCAATTCGTCAGCGTTGAATGATACGATCCCGTTTTCACGTTTTGCATAGCGGGCACGATCAGACCATCCAAGGGCTTTTGCCATTTCGTCTTGTGTCAGTCCTTTCGCGATTCGTTCTGCCTTGATTCTCAAGTGGTCCACGGTCATAAGGAGACCTCCTTCTGTTCGTTTTTGTTCGTTCTCTTTCGGGAACGATTTTAGTATAAGATAAACGTTCTCTTTTGTCAACTCTTTTTTTAAAAAAAATAACATTTTTTATTTTTTTAGTATTATTTGTACTTTTTTGGGAACGATGATATAATGGAAACGTGAAGAAAAGGAGTGAATAAATCATGCGGACAAACGATGAAATAATAGAATTAATAAAGGAATTATGCGCCGAAAAGAATGTCTCTTTGAGCGAGCTTGCAAGGAAAACGAATATGGCAAAGTCGGGGATATCTCGCTATTTTAATAAGACGAGGACTTTTCCATTGAATCGGGCGGACTCTTTCGCGAAGGCGCTCGGGGTGACTCCGGAATACTTGCTCGGAGTTAAACCAACGAAGAAAGAGCCCGACTTTTCAGAAACTGACCTCCGAAGAATGGCCGAAAATGCGAAGACATTCGACGGGAAGCCACTCAACGAAGACGATATCGAAGCCATTCAAAATATAATAGAAATATATCTAAAAGGGAGATTATGAGACTAGAAGACATTTGTCACGAAGCCGGCGTCACGCTCGCGTATTTCGATAATGATCTATGGCAACGTCCAGGAATGATAATTGATGAATTGAAGATCGTCTTCGTCAATAAGTCATTATCAGAGGAGGCTCAAAAACGCGTCATTTTGCACGAGATCGCCCACTTGAACCATTACAACGCCCAATACACCATTAACCCAATTCGGTGTGAAAATGAAGCGAATAGAGCTATGATACGGGCTCTTATTCGTGAGGAGCTAGACGAAGGTCACGAATTCAATTTTATTCGTTTTATGGAGCGCCACAAATTAAAAACGACCACAGATGAAATTATGGTCGTTGATGAATATTTTTCGCTGATAGGATAAAAAAGAACCCTCGGGCAAGCCCGAAGGAGAAACAAGATAAAAAATTATAAGTTAAGTATATCATAATCATTTCGTTCTTTCAATTGTGCGGGCAAGCCAAAACGGAGGACAACATGATAAAAAAATATACAACCAAAAACGGGGAGACTCGTTACTTATTTCAAACTTATCTTGGGATAGATCCCATAACTGGCAAAGAACGACGAACCACTCGCCGGGGCTTTAAAACCATTAAAGAAGCCAAACAAGCCGAAAGAAATTTGTTGCTTGACGTGGAAGAAAACGGGCTTTCTTCAAGCCAATCTGGAAAGTCCTTTAAAGAAATTGCTGATCTATGGTTCGAAAACTATAAAACAACTGTCAAGGCTTCTACTGCTTTCAATACAAAACAAAAACTTGATTACATGATAACTGAATATTTTGAAGGCATGAACGTAGACAAAATAACTGTCATATTTTGCCAATCGTTGTTTATTAAATTAAGCCAGAAATATTCTATGTATGCCAATTATGCTTCGATCATCAATCGTATTTTAAAGTATGCTGTAATGTTAGATATTATCAAAAGCAATCCGATTGACAAAATAATCAAACCCAAAGCCAAAGAAGTAGAAAAGAAAGATAACTGCTATACTAAAGAAGAATTAAACACTTTTCTAAAATTGGCAAAGAAAGAGAGTGCGTTATTCCACACTCTTTTACACACTATAGCTTATACTGGTTTAAGGCGTGGTGAAGCACTAGCTCTTAAATGGTCCGATATTGATTTTGAAGAAAAGACTTTATCAGTAAACCGTACTACCGTTTATGTTGATGGAAAGCAAGTTTTACAAACCCCTAAAACCAAAGCTAGTAAGCGTGTTATACCTATTGACAATTATACCATCAGCGTTTTAAAGAGCTGGAAGTTAGAGCAAAAGAAACAATACTTTAAAAATGGAGTATCATTTTTAAAAGGTGAAAATTTAATTTTCACCAATTCATGCTGCACTATGTTCGTGCCTAATGAGTTTTCAAAGAAACTTAGAAGATTTATTAAGAAGTACAATTTAAAGCCTATCACTCCTCACGGTCTACGGCATACACACGCTAGCTTATTGTTTGAATCTGGTATCCAACCAAAAGAGATATCAGACCGATTAGGTCATAACAACATTCAAACAACGCTTGATCTATACACACACATTAACGATAACCAACGCTATAACGTGGTTGAAAAATTTGTAAATTTCATGTCGTAG